GCAAAATCAACCCAAATAAGGTTTATCCCTGGAGCCTATCTCGATCTCCTTTCGGAGGGTACGAGTGCTCCCCAAACCATGGACAAAGGGGCCCTCACCGAGGGTTATCTAAGTCCACGCAGACTCTACGGAATCGTAGAGATAAGGGCACCAAGGAGGTGGCGGCCAGTACGAAATAGTTTCGTATCTAGTCGTCCTCCGAAAATGCCTATTACTATTTATGACTCCATTAGACCTTCCCATTAAAAGGAATGTCATATAGAGTACCTGCAAGTTGAAGTTAGAGATGTCGAGCTTTTTAGGTACATACCTTAAAACCTCTATTCTCCAAACTTCGCATTGCAAGTCCGGGTCGTAACGTTTAAAACGTTTAAGGGCGTCAGAGGGAGCATGGAAGTAGTGATCGTAATGAACACTCTTTCCCGCTTTCCAACGCCAATATTCCTTACCTGGAGGAAGTGAGGGTGGGCCGTATAACGGCTTATCAACACAACTCCAAAGGTATTCACAAAGATTGTGAAAACGGAAACCGACTCTATTCCATATAAGGCGATTAAACAGGTTGTAAACCTCTTGATCGTTTATAGGAATATTACGGACATAAACCGGGCGCAGGTCGACTCCTGAATAGAAGTCAGCCCCACAAGTTTCACGGAAATTACCAAAGACAAAAGATTTGTCAAGGTTAACCGAGAAGCCCAGGAACTCGAGACACTCAGTGAGCATGCAATATGCTCTCGGATCAATGATGATATCATCACCATAGACCCGTAGTGGCTCCAAGTTCCCGCCCGCATAGATAGTACATGCCTTCGAAACAGCATAGAAGATAATCGTCTCAATGGGGAACGTGAAAGCGTTACCCATCGACGAAAACTTTTCATACTGTGCAAAGGTATTTCCTTCAGATGGAATGAGATATGCTGGGCTCCGTAAGGAGTTCAGTAACTCAAGCCAATCCGTTGGGAATAACAGCCTCATCACTCCAATGCTTACACAGTCAGAAGCACTAGATAAGTCAACAGTCGCCGAATAATTCGGCCTCTGCGAACCGTCTCGTGCAGGTGTGTGATTCCTTTCCTGATTATCAAGAGTTACGCCAAATCGGCGCAATCTCTTTTTCAGGTAGGTATCGACACCCTTCTGCATGAAAACATTTAGTGATGGCTCAATGGCTATCGTACGATCTATAACGGCAGTTTTAGGAACTGTCGTTATCCGATTCCCTTCCACAACCTCATAGGTCGAGTTTTCACTAATTAGTGTGCCTTTCCAGGCATCCCAATAGTGTAACCAGACTTTGAGGTACGGGAGAGCATCAGCTGTAACCGCATGAGGTCCCCCAATCTTGTAATAAAGATTGGAGTGCTCAGAGGTGGTTGAGCTGAAGGTAGCCCCGGGTCCGAAACCAGATCCGTCAATCACTTTTACGAGATTGATATGCGATAACTCACCTAGAATTTCATAAATGATTTTCCGGGCAGAGTGCACAACGGATTGGACGCCATCTGGCATCCTACCCATATGTGTGCTGTAGTAAGCAAGACGTTTATTTGTCCTTCTACACTTCCTTTCGGAAGCGTAAAATTTCAATATTGCGGCTTTCTTTCTACTATTCGCATCTGTGCCAGCTCTATCCTTGTTCTTTTGGAACAAAGCTGATAGCTGACGCAGGGCGGCCAGGTTTAGGTAACTTACTGCTTGCGTTTCTGCGGCAGAAGTCATTTTCTCGATCTCAAGCGTTAATTCATCTTCTGGCGTTTTGGATTCGATTAGAAATTCTAATCTTTTCCTTTCAGCCTCCGATAAATATCGCTTAAGGTCTTGAAAACCCCGAGCAATGAGCCCGTTAACACTGGGACGAGTCTTAAGATTCGTCCTATTTGGCTTAGCCATAATTGTGTTCTCCAGAACGTCGTGGGCCTTCGATGACGAAGGTATTCCAGTATGTAGAGAAGTCCGACGGGCCGAAATCGAGAATCGATTTCTTTATGCCCCTCGTCATCCTTACGCACGGGGAATGTCCTGATCGTCAACGAAGTCGGATGCAATCTCCGCGTCACCAAAGATGGTGCCAAGGAGAGTGACCATTGCTTTGACGTCGGTAGCAGAAGCTTCCAACGGCCAGCTAATGTTCACATCCACTACAGCTTTCGAGGAAAGAGGCATCGAGTCTGCGTCCACAAAGGAACGTATGATTCGAGTCCTAACACTCGGTTTGCTGAAGCCCCCGTTCTGGGCTACCGGGACCTTGCGATCAAAGATCACAAGATAGTTTTCTTGAGTGGTATGACCACTCACCCGGTAAACGGACTGGTTCTGCGTGGCCCCATCAAAGGTCCACGTTCCAGGTACAGTAAAGTCAGCCATAAGGCCTCCTCAATGATTGTGTGAATTATTACACACGGATTATTGAACGTAACCCTCCTAAAATCCGGCCATAACGCAAGAAGAACAAGGACGCAAGGTCCAAGAACTTCGAAGCATCAAAGTCGAATTCAAAGGAGAGACCGAAGTGAGGTTCAACTTCATAGCGAAGGTACGTGATTTTCTCATGGGTAATGTTACCTGTGAGAGAACCAGTCGTCTCGGCACCACCGGAAGTTCCGGTGATATCCTTGGCAATGGCGTCCGTCTGAGTCAGTAATGTCTCTTTCGAACTAATCCACGACCCCTTCAGCTGTGAAGTAGCGAACGGGGAGAAGGCTTTCAAGTTCTCATCGATGGTTGTAAACCAGTCGACAATAAACGAGAAAGGTACTACTTCCCAAGCAGTAATTAACGGATCTATAGAAATAGAATTCTGTAGAAACGTCTGCACGATACTTCCTGCACGTTTCTCACGAATCAGGGATTGGACGCAAGTTGCATCCACTTTCCCATGAACGTTAGAACCCGTGGAGGAATACGGACCGTAGTAAAGGACAGGATAGTCGGCAACCGAAAATACGGTTGACGATGTAGAGTTCATAGCGGTGTCATAACCCCTAACCATAGGGGAAGTGACTCGCTTGAGGCTCTCAATCGCGTCATTTACTCCAGCTATATCGTAAGCCAAAATACGCCAGCCATAACGGGCTTCAAGCCAGGTTTCTGCGAAAGCAGAAGCTCCAGTTTGAATTGCTCGTCCGGCTCCACGTCGTCTTTTTGAGACGGCGTCGGCGACAGTTCTAGCCCGATGTAGCGTTCGGTCTCGAAACCGTGCGATCATAGTATGAGTTTTGTCCAGTTCGGCCAGAAAAGTAGAGACATCAAACGCCTTGCTTCTCGCTCGCGCGAGGGCAGACGTACTGAGGTCCCCATCTTCGGGCCAGTCTGGATATACACCTCCATAGTTTGGGATCTTAGATCCACTATAACCATGGGCCCAGAGAGGTGGGTGGCATAAGCTGCCAACCAATCTGGTGTAATAGGTAGTGTATTTCTTACCTAAATACAGTGTATAGCCTCTCCACGTTGTATCCCCAGGATCCCAATTCCAGGTATCCTTGGTCGACTCGACCTCACCGATATCCAAATACTCGCCTGACTTCAATTTCTTGAAGTAGTCGGGTTGAAGGTTATCAGTCATGGTCTGGCCGAGAACAATTTCACCTTGATAATTAAAGGTGTTGTTCGTGTACAGCGTATGATTGACACTCTCGTTATATGATCTACTGCGAAATCGCTCTGTCATTGGCAGTAACCTCTTGTGGTAGACTAAGGAAAAGGTATAAGTACATCTTCTAACAAGGCTCCTAAAAGGAGTCTCGCTTCGAAAGCATACAAACCTCGGCCCTGGCCTACGAGGATGACAAAATTGTCATAACTCGGATACAATTGGATCCGAGTCGGATGACGCCCCAGGGGGCGTC